TGAAGAACCGCACATCGCCCAGACCGTACGAGAAATCAATCGTGCAGCGCTTGTAGGCGCTCGCGAGGGTCTTTCCAGTGGCCTTGTCGTCCAGGTCGGTTGTGCCGTCATCGGTTTCAACAACGATCGCACTGGTCGACGCCGACCCCTCCATGCGGAACCAGGCGTGGTTCGTCGTGGAATCTGGTGTATCGTTCTGTGCGGAACAAATGCCCCACACAATCGTCGTGACTGCGTCGACGCCAGCGACCAGCACGTTCCACTCAACATAGAGCAAATCGGCAATCTTGAACGGCAACACGTTGTTCTGGTAAGCGGTGACGACCTGCGCTTCCGACGCGTTATCGCACAGTAACTTCAGCGCACCAGCATCATCGCTGATGCACAGATAAGTTGGTGTGCCGGATGAGCTGGTGTCCTTCGCCGTCCAACCAAACTCCCCAGCAGGAGTCGTGGTCAGTGCTTGAGCGCGCATGAAATCATCGCGCTTCACGACTACATTTCGTGTCAAACTCATGTACCTATCTCCTCAAAAAGTTCACCGGGGCGACTGCGGGCGGGCCAGACGTAATCCAGCCCGCCGTTAGCCCGGTAGGACTGAATTACGCAATGCCCTTGTCACGAACGACGCCACGGAAATCGATTGGCTTGCCGCCGAACGTCTGCCAGATCTGCCAATTCATCGCCATCGTCTTGTCGTCCATGTACGACCGAGTGAATGGCGTCTCCTGACCCTGCAAGAAGGCGATCTCTGCGGTGTCGCACTGCGACGGATTCGCAAAGAGGATGCTCGCTGTCGCACCGTTGGTCTGGCCGTCCAACAGAGGCTCAACGATGAGCTGCAGATTGGAATTGCCGCTATTGAATTGGTTGAACGTGATCGAATTGGTTGCGTCCGGCGAGAACGGCGAGAAGAGAATCTGCCGCGCCACCAACTCCAATGCTGCCGGCACCGCCCAATAGGCGGGCTCGAGGTTCAGGATCACCTCCGACGCGGCTTCCTCGCGAGTGTTCACCCCGACCTGCAGACGCATGAGTTTTCTCATCGCCTGCAGCCGTGCGAGAGTGGGCGCTCCCGATCCCGTGCCGATTAGGTTATCCTTCTTGCGGTTGCCTGTTGCCGTCGCGAACCATGCGACTCCGTCCTGCAACAGTGCGTTCGCTTCGATCATGCCCCACGCGAACGTGTTGACTGTGCGGTTGGCTGCGGCACCCATCATGCGAGGGGTGCGCGACAAAGCGTCCATGTCATCGTTGACGAGGAGTTGCCACGAGAAAGAGATTTCCTTGCTGTACGCCTCAACGCCGTAGCTTTCTTTCTCGTCCTTGAACGACGCCTGGTTTGGCGCGTGGTTGTCCGGAGTGACCTCGAGACTGGGGAACTCACCCAGGCGGACCCGGTGGATCCGCTTGAAGTCCCGTGCGCTGGGTGCGCGCCGGAATGGACCTTCCCATGTGAACGGCCGCTCGACGTAGCCGGCCAACATGCCCTTGTTCATCGCGTCGAGCGTGATATTTGCAAACGACCCGGTCGTGTGGTAAGCCGGCCCACTGTCCCGCATCGATTGGCTTGAGCCCCAGTAGGCGCTTCGCACGCCTGCCTCGCGGTAGTAACCGAGAGACGCCTGGGCGATCTGCCAGTTGGCCAAGTAACGCGTGTCGACTCCCTCGAAACGCAGGCACTCGGTAGCCAGCCCGATCAGAGACAGGTTGCGAAACTGCTCCCAGCCGGCACTGCGCTCCCGCCGAGCATTCCACGGTTCCGGGTTGCCAAATGGAGTGACGCGACCGAATCGCACCTCTTCCGCAAACGTGCGCTCGATGAGCGCCTCGTTGTTATCGAGGCAGCGCATGAGCAGCGCCGTACCGATCGCACCGTGGAACTTTTCCACCGAAGCGTGATCGCCCGGACGCATACGAGCCGAGCCGACGTCGACCGTATTGTCTTCGCGATGTTTGAGAATCGCGGCGCGAACCGCGTTGAGGTCTGCACACTGATAGCACCGCTCGGTCAGCGCCTGGTCGCCCTTGAAGCCGGCGATCTCAATCAACTGATCCGCCTCGGCGCGGAATTTCGCTTGTCGTTCACGCTCAATCTTCAAAACCTGAGGCACGGCGGAGTCAACCGCGTTGCGCACCAACTCCTCAATGTTTGGGGGAGGAGATGGAGGATCGCTGGGCCTGTTCTCGCCGCCGCCACCGGTCGTACTGCCCGGCGTAGGGTTGTTGGGGAACACCTCGCTTCGGTGTTCGTTCAGCCAGGCGAGTGCCGCCGCATCGTCCAAATCAGCAGGCATCCCACGCGTCACGAGTAGTTCACGTAGCTCTTTTCCCATGTGTAGACCTCCGGTAATTGGTGTCTCCGGCGCTTCCATTCGCGTTACCGGAGCGGTGGTGTGTTCCAAACCACGAAGCTTGGCCTGGTCGTCGGCACCGATCGGGACGATCGACACCTCACGCAGCCGCCACTTCGTCACAACGTTGACGGGACCGCTGTACGAGCGGCCGTTGATCTTGTGTCTCTCGCCGCGCGGTACGAATTGTTTCTCCTCAACGCGGTATCCGGCGCTCACGTCGGTGATATGCCCCTCCTCCACGCGCGTGAATTGATCTGCTGCGAGAGAAGAGAAATGCAGTCGTCCGATAATTCCTTCGTCGGTTTTTTTCACGCTACGCGCGCTGCCAAGAACGTCCTCGACCGCGTATCGCATGTGACTGTTGAGCAGCGGCACCTGACGCGACCGAGGAATCACCGCGCCATCAGTGAGTAGGATCTCGTCGATTACCTCGCCACGCTCCCAGTCGTACATCGGGACCGGGTTTTCTGTAGAGATTAAGCACTCGACCGACCGTTCGTCCTTGTTGATGGTGGCGGCGCGAACTTCCAGCATGCGGTAGTTCAGTGGCTCGGGAGTGTGTTCGCGCTTGCTCATGATTAAGCAGCTCCTGCGAGTTTTTTGCTTGGTGGGGTGGCCGGTGGAGGTGGTGGAAGTGGCTTGCCGCCCAATAATTCAGAGACAGCGGCGTCGATCACCTCTTCGCTTGCGCCAGCGGTCTTCATCTTCGCGATGAAGTAGGCAATGAACGCCGCTGTCTCATCGACGTTCTCACGCCATTTCGTCCCGGCCTGAACCGCTTCCTTCTGCGGGGAACTCTGCCCAATCTTGATGCGCTTGGATGCAGCTTCCGCGTCATCAATGGGATTGATGGACAGTGCGACCGGGCCGGACCAAGTAGCGGTGAACAGCGTGTTGGGATCCGCTTGAGTGAGGAGCGACGACGGGAGCAAGCCGGATTCAATACCGGCCTGCACGACTCGGTTGTAGGTTGGCTGGCAGTAGCTCTCGCAGAGCCACTCCTGAATGCCTTCTACCTCCGGCCAGGCGTCGTTTTCTGCCGAGCGTTCCGACGAAAACGACGAATTGCGATAATCGCCTGTAATTGTCGACGATTTCGTACCGGGAAATCCTGCTGCGACTCGACGCAACAAAAACTGCACGAAACCTTCCGCCTGGTTGTTCGGTCGGTTCGGCGAGAAGCCTTCGATCGCCCCGTCCTTGCCCAAATTGAGGAAAGCACCGCTAGGAATCGTCGTGATCGTGTTTCCATCGCCATCCGTCCCATCCCAGCCACTCGGTAGCATGCCACCGAGCCCAGTTGCACCGGTTGGAAGCCTGTAGCCCGCAACGATGCACGCACTAAGCGCCGCAGCTCGCAGCTCGTCCTCGGTATAGTCCGAGACGTTTCGAGCGTTCAGCAGGATCGGAGAGAACCACGGAACGCCTCTAACCTGGTCGACGTCCTCCATGAACACCGGGTGAATAACGTCATTGCTTGCGGTGTCGACTCGGGTCGCCTCGAGGTTCGATATTGACGAGAAACCACGGAAATCAAGCGAGGCACCCGGATGAATTGGGTACACCCAGTAAGCAACGCGTCGACCCTTTGCGTCGAACTCGACTCCACGAAACACGTAGTGACCGGGAGTGAGCGTTACGTTGCCCATGAACCCGTCTGCGAGGCGCTCACCGTGAATGAGCTTCACACGGACGGGAAGCTCTTCGTTGACCGGCATGTTCTGCGCCAGCACGT